AGGTACAATCACTGTATTCCCCCAGATGATTCTACTTTTATTGCCATCGTAATTTGTCACAATATTCCAAACACTACCGGGAGATAACGTCCACTTAGGGCTAAATCTAACACTAGCAGTTACGTTAAAGAAACTCGGATTACATGAACCAGTTTTCAAAGCTTCTGAAACGTAAAGTCCTATCTTAGAATATCCTGTCTCGTTTGGGGGAAATCCGTCAGCACCCATAAGCCCATCAGAATGAATAGAATACTGTACGTTATTCAAGTAAAACCAATCAACTGCATTATATTGATATGCTTCGCATGCCATGGTTAATTTGTCCCAGATAGTTGAATTAACATCCCACCCGATCATTCCACAAAAGATTTTAGCGTTAGGAAATTTACTTTTCGCTTTATTGTAAAAACTCGTTTCAGCAGTTTGTATCGCTTTAATGTCCGCTGGCTCATTATAGCCACCGCACACAACTATATTTTTTACACTTTCTGGTGCGTCAATTTGAACGCTATCAAGTAACGATTCAAAAGTATTGTTCGTTACTGCAAAACCAGAACCACCACGACAGCTTATCACATAGTCTGTAATTCCACAATTTTCGATAACATAATTTTCCCATGGCTTAATAGTGTAACCTTTTATAGCACCAGTATTATCGGATATTGAGGTGTAGCCCTCCCCGTAACTGTCACCAATGAAAATAGTCTTTCCAGATAAATCAAGTTGTCCGAATCTTTTCCACAGTCTTTTAGTTTCTTCTTTAGATTCAGTATCACTGATAAAAAGTTCTGTTCCAGATAAATCAATTTTTTCAATATATTTTTTCATTGTTTACCACCCTACATTATTCCTTTGCATATACGAATAAAGTTTTACTTTCTTCGTTATATGATGCATTTAACAATACTTCGTTTTTGTGCTCATTAATCCACTGATTGAAAAGTTGTTCAGTGTTATTACCAATAAAATTAACAGCGTCAATCGTTTTATTTAAAACACCGACAACGTGCGTTAAGCACTCGTAGTATGATAATGAATCATCAAACACACTCGGTAAAACTGGTGTAACCAAAGGAAAACACATACGTCTAATGTTCTCATACCCTGTCATTTTTTCACCTCACTACCATAAATTTAAAAATAAGTCATTAAACTCTTCAACAATCATCATATCAATGTTTAGAAAAGTTTCACGATATTCTTTTAATAAAGCACTGTAATTTTTACTACCTTGTTTGCCAACTATTGTTTCTATATATTCATCTGTCGTGTTTGCTTCTGTTTTATTAGTATTCGTTTCATTGTTAGTGCTTTTCATGTTTGTATTTGTATTTGTTGTGTTTTCGTCAATGTTTTTTCTAGCGTTCGTTAAATAGGTTTCGTTTTCAACTCCTGTTAACGCACCCTGGGGTGTATCGCTATATAAATCACGATTTACACCGTTATTATTCGTAACACTGTTAGCATTAACTGTCGTATCGTTAACAGATCTATTGTCACCGTTACTAACCGTATTACCTTTACCCTTATGCTCCTTTGTTAAATTGACATCAAAAAATGGATTAAATTTAAGATTGCATGATTCATACATCTGGTTGTATAACGGCATAATTTCTTCCAGTTTAGTATTCATCCACAACTGCCATACACCAAAAGTTTCAGCACCGATTTCACGCAAGTAAAAATGTTTCAATATTTTTGAACAAATTATCTTTCTATAATTTTCATCAAAAAAAGTTACTTTTGTTGTAAAAATTTTATCCCATGATTTAGATATTATTTCATCTACTGATAAAGAACCCATGCTTTCATTTAGTCCACTTTTACTTTCACAGATAAATCTAACTTGCGTTGTATATTTACTCAATAGTATCACCACCTAACGAATCATTTTCAATATCTGTACTCTGAAAATCTTCTCTGTAATCAACAGTTATATTCAATCCAAACATTTTATTTATTTTTTTAACCGCTCTGCGTCTGCTATCAAGTCTTGAATATCGGCTAGCGATCGTTCCACCTTGATTTCTGATAATCTCATCTGTAATCATACGCTCTTTCTTTGTAGTGTTGATATTTGAAATGCCTAAATATGTGAGTGCTTCATTCCAGATTTTAACTTTTAAGTCATAAATTTTATCACTAACAAAAGGTGCATCTGTTTTTAGAACGCTAAGACTTTTAATGTCTAAATTGCTGTCACCAAAAATCACAGGGTAATTGCCCTCATATTGCATATAAAGATTTTTCATTGTCAACTTTTGTTTTTCATCACAAGTTATTAAAACAGGTGTTTTTTGAGCATTTGCATTAATGTCTACAATTCTATCAAGATTGTACAATCTATATGCAAACATTTGTACGTCAAGTGCTGAATTAGTTCTAAGCATATTGTTCCAGATAATTACACTGTTGTTTTTATCAAGAGTTGTTTGAAATTGGTTGTATCTACTATACGCTCTCCGTTTAGTAGGTTCACCATAAATATCAAAACCACCTTGATAGGTCATATTCAAAGCTAATTCTCCGATTACATCATCTTTAAAAAACACCATGCAACCAGAAGAAAAAAGCCCTAGTTCTAAATATCTTTCATCCACAGTATCGGGTAAATTTTTCCATTCAAACATTGACATAGAAAGTTCCATTAATCGGTTATAATATTGCACATAAGTTGCACCGTTCGCCATTAGCGCATTATGGAACGATTGATTTTTCTTTTTCTTCATTATATACCGCCTTATAACACTGAGTTATCAACTTCATAGTTTCCTACGTTTTCACCATTCACCCACCATGTAATACCACTGTCAAAACATTTGCAAATTGTTCTAATTGCATCTACGGGTATATCACCACGAACCACACAATCTTTTGTTTTTATGAAAGTAAACTCTTTTCTAGCATGAATGTTTGGAACAGCCACCACATTTAAAGCATAACCGTAAGTTGTGAAGAAATCATCAACTTGTTTCAAATATGATTCAGTTAAACATTTAACTTTAATTCTAGGCACTTTTTGTAATAACGTAGCAATAATCTGACTGTTATCTGTGGTTAGCAATTTGTTAGGTTGATTGTACGCCACAATAGCACCGTTAATTTGTGATGCAATACTAGTAGCATTGTAAAAAGCACCAATAGCATTACCACTGTATAGATTTGCAGTAGCCATAGTTAAACTTGATGCAAGATTAATTTTTGTCTGCATACCGTTATTAGCAACCCACGCCCTGTAAGTATCACTCGCAAATGAAGCCATAGGAAAATTCCCTATAACAAATGATTCTGAATAGTTTTCAGTTTCACCCTTGTAAGATAAGGGCGTAATAGCAATTTCTGGATTGCCAATATATTTTCCGTACACATGAAAATTAACATTGCTACTCTTAAATAATTCTGGATAATAATACTGACTATTTTCACAATCGTCTGTTGCTTCATACACTGTATAAGGTGATGAAAACAATTTGTTGTTTTTCGGAACATACCCTCTAAAATTATCTGGTACTTTCACATTAATATTATATCGAATAGGTGCTGTCTGACCATTTTGTAAAATATGAACAGTATCACTGCTTGTATTGCAAAAAGCACTAGGGAACATATAAGCACTATAAATGCTATTCTGGTCATATCCAGTAAGAATATTTTCAAGAAAATCTTTAACACTAGTTGTAGAATTTTTGCAAATATAATATTCTGCACAGGAAACCATACCGTTCTGAACCAGTGCGAGGATATCATTTTTTCCAGACGGTGCTACACAAACAATTAAAACCCACTCGTGGAAATCACCAATGTGTACTCCTGTTGAATCAACTGTAGTATTTGGTAAATAGCTGTCGAGCGTAACCATGTTTCCGAAGTCGATACTTTCTGGTTCGATGTGCTCGTATTTATTATCTGATACTGTGTGCTGACGTTCAATATAACATTCTTTTAATTGCATTTCAAACAGCCATGTTTGTATTTCGTCAATTTCAAATTCGACAGTTGACATTTCATTGTTAACATATTCAATTTTTGTGATAAACGCATAGAACCATTTATCACCAAAATTTATGTTTTTAAACATCATATAATTACACTCATAGATGTTATCAGCACAAATACCAACCCTTGCAACACCTTTGTTTATTCTCTGGTACGAATAATTACCCAAACTATATTTTTGTTTAGAAACAAAATAGCCAATCTGGTCAGCGTGTGTTTGAAAGAATAACGTGTGTTTATAGCTGTTATCAAGTGGCACGTCTTTTAAAAGCCTTATATTTGTAGTCGGTTCGATATACATTATTCATCACCTATATAGATTAAAAATTCATTAGTACACTCTATTGTTGCATTTGAAAAAAATTCAATATAAGTTACGTCATTTACAACTACTGGTAAACATGCTGATTGGATAGGCGTTACATTATCACTATTTACAAGAATAATCGAATAAATTTTGCAACTTAATTCTGCATGACGGTCACTACTGTTAATAGAATAGTTTGAAAAAGAATGAATCAAAGTTGAATCAACCGTATCAGCAATATATTCCCAGTGACCTTTAATCGGTAATACTGGTAAATCCTTTTTTGCATTTTCTGTTAAATTGCCAAAAGATGATTTTAAACTCTCATAACTTTTACTACCATTTCTAATATTTTCGCCTACACTTCCCCACACTTTACCGCTTGAATCAACAAAAGCACTTTTATTAATTTTCTGTTCTGCCATATTTCCTCATTTCTGAGGGTGGAAAAAAACCACCCTCTTAAAAGTATTATATTATATTATATTACAGCTTTGTAAGAACAACACTCTCGCCCACATTACTATTTGCGCTAATCTTCGTCTTGCTATTCGTGTAAGTAGCACCGCCGTTTTCAACCACAATCTGAATCTGTGAACTGTTTTTTGCTGGAATCATATACGCACCATAGCCATGAACAGCAATACTGTTTGTAACTAATTCCTTAGTCTGAACAAATTTTGCTACGTTTGGTGAAAGTTTAGCATCACCAGCACTTGCTTCAACAGTTAAAACTGTTGCATTATCAGCTGTCATTTTTTCAGTAATCTTAGCAGTGATAGTATCGGGCAATGCCACATTTGCGGTATCATCTACAAATACAACAGCGTTTGCAAATGGATTGTGTGTTATGATTTTCCAAACGTGATAAAAATAATTCCACTCCATTGTTGAAGCCATGTATTTTTCTGTAAACTTGTTCAGTTTATCGTACACTTGAAACCACTCTTCGTCAATCAAAATAGCCTTGACGTGTTTCATCAAATCAAGTTCAGATTGTGTCACTTCTTCGAGACCGTCAGATTTCTCACGAATAGCAGTAAATCTGTCGTTGTCAAACGTAGCAAAATTATCTACTAAGAATAAACGCCCCATAAACTCCGCTTTGTCCATATTGAACGCACCTGCTAAAACTTCAATATCGTATTTAGCATTATACATAGCGTCCATGAAAATAACCTGTCTTTCTTTTGGCGTAGTATTTTTAACACCTGCTTCGTTGTATTCAGAACTCATAAACGGTAACATGTTTGAAAGACCTCTGAACTGAATACCTGCATCAGCTGTATTTGTGCCGTCACCGATAGAAACTGGATACATTTTGCCATGTGAAACTGCTTTAATGATGAGATATTTAAAAAGTAAATACTCATCATAGTTACTCGAAGTGTAAATAGCATCAATCATTTTAGCAATTAAATTGGTTACACCGTCAGCTGAAATAAAAGCTAAATTTAAGTCATTCTCATTGATTGTTTCTGGGTAAACAACACGCCAGTTAATTGCATAAAATACTGATTTTACATCTGGGAAATTTCTCTGAAACTCTCTTGCCTTTGCGGATTCCTCGTCATAAACCTGTACATTTACAAGTGAAGTGAAAATATCCTCAATGCTTTCCCCATAATCAAGATAACCTTTTTTAAGGATTTCATAAGGATTATTGAAAGTCGCTGAACGTGCTTTTACAAGTCCGATTCTGTTCACAAGTGCATTCAAAAACTGATTGCTTAAACTTGGCGTTCCGAAAATGATTTCACCTACTTTTGGGATATCGGCTTCTTTTTCAACAACAGGAACAGCGTTCTGATATTCAAGCCCCGCATTTTGTCTTATTACATTTAAAATATCTCTTGTTGTAGCATTTAACGTGCTAACTGCAACTCTTTTTGGCATTATAACACCCCTCTCTTACTCAAATAAATCTTCAAATTTTTTCTTTTCTTTCTCTTCTGGTTCTTCAATATCATCTTCTTCTACTTCTTCTTTTGAAGTGAAAAACCTGTCACGATATTTTTCACGCCATTTTTTGTCGTTTTCTTCGTATTTAGTTTTCCAATCTTCTACGTTAGAAAAACTTTCAAGCGTGTCAGAAATATCTTCAATGAATTCGATCGCTTCGTCACTATCATCTTCGCCAATTCTTTCTCTTACTTTTGTCATAATTTCATCAATTGTTTTAACTGCCATTATATCACCTCTTTCTTACATACATCCATATTGGCATTTTTTTTCTTTTTGTGGGAGTTGGTGGAACAGGAGAACCACTGAAAACTTCATACCATTTTAACGCTAATTGTTGCCTTAATTCAGTATGGTTTGTAGCAGGGTTTCTATCTGGTCTTTCATACGCAACCATAAATAAAATAGCAAGCTTATCTGGTGTCCATCCGAGCGTATTTTCTTTGAACTCCTGTGCTGTGACACCTACCATATCTGCGGTTGCACCACTAGGCATATAAGGTCTTATAAAAGCATTTGTGGTATACCATTGATTTTTTAGCACGAATAATTCACCGTCTAAGCAATTACATTGCACTGTTCCGTCTGTGTACGGCGATAAATTTAGTGAATCACAAGCTTCAATCAAATCATTTTTGGGTGTCCACTGAAAAATACCATACCCTGTTCCGCCAACTTCTTCTAATTCCGGATTGATACCGCTCTCAGCTTCTGCGTTTCCTGCGAGTGCTGATATGGTTTCTAAACTGTAACCTAGATTGCTAAATATTCCATAAAAAATATATGCATTATTTAGCGTTTCCGCCTCGGTTAAATGCGCATTTTTTGAAATCCATTCAGCCATTATCTTACATACACCGTTGAATTATAAATAGCACATATCCATCCGCTAGGAATTTTAATCCATGTGTTACCGTTTTTATCTATTGCAATTTCTTTACAAGTTACTTTTGTACCATGCATTAACTGTCCTCTTGAATTAGCGTGTTTTCTTCCGTCAATGGTAAGACCATCAGCGTTTTTCCTTTTGCTTTTTACATCTGGTCTGATTCTAACATTCAAGTTGTCAACTGCAACTGTGTAAATGTGACCTACTTTAAAGTAAACATTGCTGTCGTTTTTTTCTTCACAAACTCGCCTTGCACATACTAAGTCATTTCGTCTGTATAAACTTGAAATAACCACGCCCCTACCTTTATTATTTTTCGTGTTTTTCTGTGAGCCTATACTTTCAATCATTAATTCGTTACCTAAATAAATAGCACAATGCGTTATTTTTGTTTGTGATTTTCCGAAGAAAAGCAAGTCACCACTTTTAATGGAATCTAAAGAAACAGATTTACCGATTAAAGAATAACCCTGTGCTGTTTTTCTTATAGTTTCATAGCCAGAATCTTTCAATGATATGTACATTAACCCGCTACAATCCAGTCCACCCTCACTCAAACTTTCACCGCCCCAAACATAGGGTGTGCCAACGTATTTTTTTGCATTTTCAATTAAAACTTCTGCTCTCATTTATTTCTCCAATCTTTCGATTAACGCGTTCATCTTTTCAATTGCAACCGTGTTATTAGAGATAACTGTACTCAGATTGTCGACTTCGTTTTTATGCTGGTCGTTTAAAGTGTCAATACGATTGTTTGTTTCATCATACATATATTTTACGAAGTAAGCCATTACACAACAACCCACGACAGGAAATACATAATTCCCTAAGATGTTTAAAAAATCTGCACCCATGATTTTACCTCCTTTTATAAGTTAATCTTATAAAATAATAAATTTTTCTTATAAATGAATTGTATCACATTAGTTGACAAAATTCAATAGGTGTGCTATAATTTATTAATAAGAAATTCTTATAATGTAATAAGTTTTACTTATGAGAGGTAAAAAGAAATGAGTGAAAAAGAATATTATGACGGCACTAAACTTTTGTCGTTAAAAGACTTAAATGGAAATACACCAGAGGTTTACATGTGTACGGGTAATAGAACAGGTGGAAAGACTACTTATTTTAATAGATTGTTGTTGAATAGATTCAAAAAAAGACAACAAAAATTTGCACTTATATACAGATATAATTATGAATTAGATGATGTTGATAAAAAATTTTTCAAAGACATTCATACTCTGTTTTTTCCTAATGATGAAATCACCAGCAAATCTAGGGCAAAAGGAATATACCATGAACTTTTTTTGAATGATGAAAGTTGTGGATATGCTTTAACTTTAAACAGTGCCGACCAGATTAAAAAAATGAGCCATCTTTTTTCTGATGTAGAAAATATGTTTATGGACGAATATCAGAGCGAGACTAATCACTATTGTAATGATGAAGTTAAGAAACTAATTTCAGTTCACACTAGTCTTGCCAGAGGTCAAGGAAAACAGGTAAAATATTTACCACTTTTTATGGCTTCAAATAGTGTTAGTCTTATCAACCCTTATTACAGTGTTTTAGAAATCGGAAATAGACTAAGAAATGATACTAATTTTTTAAGAGGTAACGGTTTTGTTTTAGAACAGTGTTTCATAGAATCAGCGTCCATAGCACAACAGGAAAGCGGGTTTAATAAAGCGTTTTCAAAGGATTCATATGTGGAATACTCAAGTCAGAATGTTTATCTGAATGATAATTATGCTTTTATTGAAACACCCAAAGGCAAGAACAAATATTTAGCAACCCTCATTTATAAAGGTCAAAAATATTCGTTACGGGAATATAGGGATATAGGTATCATTTATTGCGGTAAAAATTATGATGAAAGTTTTCCTTTTAAACTTTCAATAACAACAGCAGATCACAATGTAAATTATGTTATGCTAAAATCAAACGAGTTTTTTATTTCAAATATGCGATATTATTTTGAAAAAGGGTGTTTTAGATTCAAAGATTTACAGTGCAAAGAAGCTATCTTAACTGCTTTATCATATTGATATCTTCTTATAATGTTTTTTCATGCCACAACTAGGACGCACGGTTGAAATTATACTGCTAGTGTGAATCACGGTTTTGCGAACCGTCTTAAAGAACTTATAAGATAAAGATATAAAAAAGGACGGATTGTAAAAATCCGCCCTTTATTTTATATAGAAACAAATACATATATGTCAGATAGGCAACTAGGGTTTTGAATTATAATAGCATTCTTATCTGTTGTTATTGCGTGTAATTCAGCGATTGTTTCTTCATAATTTCTCGCCCTTATAACTATTCTACCGTTTCTAATAATGTCAAAATAATTGTTTTGATAAACATCATCATATAATTTAATACGTTTTTTAATTTCTTCGACTGTATAACATGGTCTTATATTGAGGGTTGTTTCATTTTTATAATTCTCCTCTTCAATAAAATTTTCTAAGCACTCATCAGCATATGGACAAAATAAACATGCGTGTAAACACTGTTCGTCAATCCATTTTATTTTTAAAATTTTAAAAAACTGTTTTAATGTTACTTTTTTCATCATTTAATTTCACCTCTATTTCTATTGTTTCACCAATTAATTTTTCAGTGCTATATTTTACTACTTTTCCAGCTAGTAAATTAGCTATATCATTTACAGAAATATCAATTAGTGCTTTCAATTTTTTTCACCTCATTTCGTAGTAAGTTTCTGTTAATAAAACACCACCCTTTATTCTTTTAGGCAGTAATTTTCCTGGAATTTTTAACCCAACTTTAAAATCAGACATACTTCGTTTTGTTTTCAAAAATTCAAGCTTTTCTTTTGTTTTTAAATCTACTTTTGTATCTTCCAATGTATGCTCTGTCATGGATTGAACAAACAATTCCTTGCATGTATCGGGCATTCCTGCACATTTGACGTTGTAATATGGATTAGTTAAAGGCTTCAAATCTTCATGTGTAACGTGTTCAATATATGTTTTTTGTCGCGTGAAAATAGCTTCATCCCATGAACTTTCTAATTTCCACGCACAAAAATTTGTTGGGTGAACCTTAATTCCTTTTATTTCATCTGGTTGCAAATCACAATGAATACTATCTGTGTCAGCATAAATGAAACCTTTTTTATTCACACCATAATAATTTTTTTGTGCGGCTCTTATGGTGAAATTTCTTGCATAAGAAGTAATAGCCGCTCCGCTTGCAATATGTCCTGCTTTCTTTTCGTGTTCAGTAGATGTTATAAAACCAATGTTTCCATTTTCTTTTGAATATGCTACCTTGAAACTAGAATCATCATTACTTGCTAATTTTCCGTATAGATTATTTAAAAAAAGTTTTGCTTCTGTTCTCTTTGCTCCTTTACTTGTCTCTTTTATTTTCCTGTATTTGTCAATGTATTCGTCAAACATCCCTATCAGTGTATAAAACCAACAACCGTCTAAAATTTCAAAATCAACTAGGTTATAATGTTCTTTTACCAATTCAAAATCAATCATTGATAAAGTTAATGTTACACGTGTATCGCATTTTTTACCAGAATATTTTTCGATATATTCAGAATAATATTGCTGTGTTTCTTTATCATAATAATCTGAGGTTGTCAAAGATTCTGTGCTTTTATATAAGAAAGAATCTTTTATCTGAATAAATGGCAAATATCCGTCTTTTAAATAAAATCTTGTTTTTACTCTTACATAATAAAAAGCATCTCTTTTTTGTACTTCTTTTGGGATATAATTGCCAGTCCAGAAATTCGCATATCCGTATGGATATTTATTGCCAGATTCAGAGTGCATCATAGATGGATAAAGCGAGTTTACATCTGCTGTTGTACCGTTCCTTTTAATCTTATTTTCTTTACCCTTTACTAGATAGCACCAACCACCCCTGTATGCTTTACGAATATAAGCGTCTGCGTTATCATAACCGTATACACTTTTATCAATTTCTTGTTTCGTCAAATCTGGAAAAAGTATATTATAATCAGTCTTTGAAACTATTCTTTTAAACTCTGACAGACAACAACTACCGATAGTTAATTTGTCGTGACCCTCATTGAAAAGAATTTCGAGTGCTTCTTTTACAACTAGAACGTCATTTCCGATATATCTTTTTTCCTTATCAGTTATTTCACAGCCTGCAAACCTTTTTCCCTTGTATTCCATTTCAAGCTTTTTGTGCCTCGTTCCAAACGATTTTCCGATTTGTTTCACTGAAAAAGGAAGAAGTTTCAATGAATCTCTGAGTTGAATTATAATACCGTTTACTTTAATAGTGAATGTGTACCATTGCCCCATTCTTGAAATAGAATATTTAAAGGTATTATTTTTCATGTCTTTTTCTTTTAACCATTTATACGACGTTTTTTCATCATTCAAAATTTCATATGCTTGTTCAAATTTGCATTTATTAATAAAATAATCAAGCCAGAAAGAACCGTCAAATTTTAAATTATGATAAAACACACAAATGTTTTCACGGAACGACTGTAAATATTGAAAAGTTGCGTCTATGCTTTTCAAAATGACTACATTATCTGTATTCATTTCAACGATAGCAGAAGCCCACACTTCCGTTGAAGTTTGTGAGTGAATATCTTCATCAACAGTTGTTTCGAAATCACCGACAAAATATCTATATCTTCGCTCATGCATTAGTAATCAACATAACTTTCATAGTATTGATTCAATTCCTCAATAATTTCAGCTTCTTCAAATGATAACGCTGAACCTTTTAATATTTCAGCAAGTTCGTTAAATGAAGCAATAATTTCAGATTCGCTGCTGTCGTGTATTATTTTATCCAATAATACTCTTATTCTATCCTTATTATCGTATAGATATTCTGAATACTTTTCAAACGTATTGTATTTTGAAGAAATATCAGCACGATCATTAATCAAAGAAATTAAAAAATTCTTGTGTGATGTAAAATCAAGAAAAACTTGGTATGAAATATAACGACCGTTTGGCAATTCATTTATCATTGAAATAATTTCATTGATAAAGTCAAAAGTAGGTGTCTTTTCCTGTTCTCTTTTTTTCTGCTCTGCTTTTCTTTTTCTTGTCTCAGCACCTTTTTTCGCTGACGCTGAACGCTCTCTTTTTCGTGCTTCTAAACCAGACAACTCACGAAAATCTGAATATAAGCCACGGTATGTAGCAGAAGCATATAACTTTTCTGGCGTTATTTTTTTCAGTTTTTCAACTGATTCTTTTTTAATACGCTTCGGAAGTTGTGGCTCTTTGAAACTAAAAGAATAACCTCTTTTCTCAGCTCGTCTTATGAAACGTTTTATTCTTTTTATTTCTTTTTTATATTGTTCCTTGTATGTCATTTTTCCACTACCTCATAAAAGAAGCGAAGCGGTTGTTTTTTTTTCCGCTCCGCTTTTGCACCACATCAATTTTCTATTACATTAAATTATTTACGTCTAAAACGCAATTAATGAAATCACGTCCAGCTTTTGTTACACCAGATTTCTTAATGATTGAAAAGGCTTCACTGTCCATCAGTTCAAAGATTTCAAGAAATGAACGCTTAAACGTCTGAGACTGACAAGCATATACTTTTTTGTCTGGTGTGATAATTGAGAGAATATCAGTTTCTTCGCCATTCTGGTTTTTATCCTTAAACAGGATATAACCGTCGATAGGAATTGAAGTTTCATCATCCACGTTTTTTAATGAAATCACGTCTGGTGAAGATGTCATAAGATAAATTTCTACCTTAGTAAACTCTCTTGAATTTTCATAAATCTGCATTTTTATTTACCTTTCTTTTCTAGTTCTCTTCTTTTTTCTGTTTTACAATTTCATGAGCGTACTGAATGAATAAGCTTTCTGGCATACCCATTAAACACTCTTTTTCCTCATAGTCTACGACTTCTACGCATTTAAGCGTATTCGTATCATAGATTTCTTTTGCTTTTACAAGCATGTCGAATACTTCTTTGTAAGTACTTGGTAATGTTACGTCAATGTTTTTCACCTCGCCAATTGAGGTATCGACACACATCAATACACAATGCGTGCTCTTAATTGTTCTGGTTACCATTTTTTCTTTTCTTGCCATTTGTTTTACCTCTTCTTTTTACTTTACACTAACTATTCTATTGTGTCGATGCCATACGCAATAGCGCTATCATGTTCAATAATGCAACCACGTGCTTCTTTCCACCCAGACGCAAAATAAGCTACATCTGCATCTGCCAAAAGTTCCAAAGATTTTCCTAAGAACCACAACGGTTTTGCACCCACGGGCGCTTTTTCAAAGAAACTATCAATCACTTCCACTGGTTCTCCCAACAGTTCAGATGCCTTTACAATTGCTTTAGCACGTTCTTCCGTGATTTCCTCGTCTGTTTTGTCACACATTGGTTGGCTTATGAATAATTTTTTCACCTCTTTTCTTTTTATTTACCTTGTGGTAATCCTACCTAGGGATTCGAACCCCATACAACCCAATTACATGGCAGGAACTATATTTTTTAAGGAAAGGAAAAAGACAAGTACCCTTTTGTTTGGTACAATATTATAATACCATATATTATAATTATTGTCTATTTCTTTATTCTTATGACATTATAAGCACCACTTATAATATATTATTAGCAACAACTAACTTTCTGCATTTTACAGAAGTCAGTTAATCGGGGCTAACTTTTCATATTCTGATAAATTCATCGAGATAGCATTTTCTGCCGTATCTATAAAAGTAGGGAATGCCGTTTTTGTCATAGTGCGTAGTAACACGCCTCGGCTTAATTAACTCATTTCTGTAATTAAGGTCAGCTACTACGAACTCGCAAGTTCCTATATCAATCTCGTCTGGTTGATAAATCGCTATTGCTGAAATAGCTGACAGTGATAAAATAGCAATAGGCGTTTGACCCTGATAACGAAAACTTCGTGGTGTTCTCTCTGTAATTTTTGTCATTTTCTTGTCCTCTTTTCTTTTTATTTTTTACCTTGCGGTAATCCTGTCTAGGGATTCGAACCCATTCAGTCCAGTTACGCGACAGGTTAATACGCTAATTCGCGTATTTTACTGATGCAATCCAGAAGCCTTGCAACATGTTATAAATTGCGTCATAGCAATATTGCTTTGTGCCAACGGCGTATATTGTTCCGTTTTCAGCGTTTACAACGTGGGCATAACCGTTATAATAACGAACCTCAATTTTCTGACCTGCGATTTCAGAAAAATATTCACATCTTTCTTGCAATAATTTTTTTGTCATTTTCTTGTCCTCTTTTCTTTTTTATTTTTTACCTTGCGGTAATCCTGTCTAGGGATTCGAACCCATTCAGTCC